ATATCAATGTTATTAGCCCTAATGCGACCCCTACTAATATCCAATACAGAACTTACATCAATGTAATTGGCAAATATGCGACCTCTACTAATGTCTAATGTAGAACTTATATCAATAAAATTGGCAATTATACGACCTCTGCTAATATCTAATGTAGAACTTATATCAATGTTATTAGCAAATATACGACCTCTGCTAATATCTAATGTAGAACTTATGTCAATGTTATTGGTAATAATGCGACCTCTACTAATATCTAAAGTAGAACTTATATCAATGTTATTAGCCCTAATAACACCTCTACTAATAGTTAGTGTAGAACTTATATCAATGTTATTTGCTAGAATGAGACCTCTGCTAATATCTAGCGTAGAACTTATATCAATGTTATTGGCCCTAATAACACCTCTACTAATAGTTAGTGTAGAACTTATATCAATGTTATTTGCTAGAATGAGACCTCTGCTAATATCTAAAGTAGAACTTATGTCAATGTTATTAGCCCTAATAACACCTCTACTAATATCTAGCGTAGAACTTATATCAATGTTATTGGCAAATATGCGACCTCTGCTAATATCTAGCGTAGAACTTATATCAATGTAATTGGCAATTATGCGACCTCTACTAATATCTAGTGTAGAACTTATATCAATAAAATTGGCTCTAATGCGACCTCTACTAATATCTAATATATTAGTTACAACAATAGAGCTTGTATCTATGTTATTAGTTGCACTAATATTAGTTGCACTAATAATAGAATTTTCACCATCAAGCCCAGCTTGCTTAACAGCATAGATAATATTAGCATAAATATTATTTACCCTTATATCTCCAGCTATCCTTATATCTCCACTGGCACTTATATCTCCACCTATTCTTATACTTCCACCGCTTATATGTAAAGACGCTTCGGGGTCCAGTGTATTAATACCTATTCTGTTATTAGAAGTATCAATACATATTAAATTATTTGGATCAGGACTATAAGTATAGTCTCTTGAAACACTATTAATTGTGCTAATTATTTTATTATAGTTGCTATCTGACATTTAATATTTAATTTTATTATTTATAAATATTTTAATGTTAATAAACTAACTAATTTATAATTCATAAATATTTCTAATAATTTATAATAATTTCAAAAATAATTTATTATTTACTAATTAATTTAGCAAATAATTATTTTCTCATAATACTATATAAAAATGGTTAAAAAACATATGAAATCGGCTGACAATATGTATCACATTAACGGACATAAATATCAAGTATTAAACGGCTCGCGCGCTCAAGTTTGGCACGGCACAGCATACAAAACAAAAGGAAATCTTAAAAAGCCTGATTTATTAATGAATAAGCGCGGTCACGTAGTATCAAGAAAAGTATATAATCGCGCTAAACGTGAAAAACGTTTAGAAAAAGCGGGTTATTTTACCCAAAAAGGCAAATTTGGTTGGGTTAAACACGACAATTCAAAAACAAGAAGGCGACGAAGCAGAAAATAAATCGTTAAGCAAATAAGCAAATTATATTATAATAATATTACTTAAAAAAATAACATTACTATTATTATAGTTTGCTATAACTATCCTATTTATAATATATTTCTTGTAATTTATAAGCATTTCTTGTAATTTATAAGCATTTCTTGTAATATATAAGAAATATTAATTACTATACATAATTTATATATTAATTAATAAATTTTTTCATAAACTAACAATTTTTTCGTAAACTTTTTTTCGTAAACTTTTTTTCGTAAACTTTAGGCAACACTTGATAAAGATTTAGTATATGGGTTGCTTTTGAAGGCAGACAATAATGATTCATCCATGCGCGAACTGTTAAAGTTTTGGTCGTAGCTTTGTATTCCATTTAGTTGCCCCATAAAATCAACAGACGGCGCAATATTTGGACCACCATTATTTACATGACCTCTATTTTGCTGTAGCATAGACTCATTACGAGTAGTTGTAGAATTATTATAGTTATTAAACAAATTCATATTACCTTGATTCGTGCGTGATTCGTAAGTCTTATTAACATTATTTTGTTGAGCGTATGCGTTATTATATGGTCTTAATCCTGTTCCACAAGCATTTCCAGAACCAATATATTCTATATTTGTGCTTGTTCTTTGATTGTCATAATTCTGATGCTGTGTTACTTGATAAGCATTACCAGTATTATTTTGTCCTTGAACGTTTACATAATTTAGGTCTATTTTAGCAGTTGTCATTTCTCTATTTGTTACTTTTGTTTTATCATTAATATTAAATAAATGACCTGTTGGTGTTAATCCATTAACATTACCGGTTTGGCGTAAATTACCAATAGCATTTTCTTTTCGTGTTTGCCTAAAAATATCTAATACTGGCGCCACAGAGGCTTTTAGCATACCATATACTCCACCAAGATTTGTTGACTCTTTGTCTGTGCTTCTATTGTTATTGTAATTAACATAACTATTGTGTCCGTAATCATTTGGTCCAGCGCCATTTGTGCCACTAGCACTAGGATTTATAATAGGTAAGTCGCCTAGCGATTGTTTTTTAGAGTCTTCAAAATCTTGTTTAATATATGAGGCGCGACCAGATTCAGTATTTGAAGTTCCGCCATAATATTCACGCGTTGTGCTAATTCTATTTTCCATTGGAATGACTTGTGTGCTCCTAATAGGAGGTGCTTGTTCAACGCCCGTTGTAGTAAACCAACGCGTTGGTCCTGATTCATATGATTTATCGGGCAAATGTTTTTCAACAACCCCTATTTTACTATTAGGACCTTGCATTTTAACAGGATAAATTGCTGGCCCTTGATGTCCATCTAAATTATAAATCATTTTAGGATTAGTTTCAACTCTTAAATCATCAACCGATCTAGGCATCCATGCCTCTCTTGCCATCATACCCGAGTTAAAACCATGACTTCCTTCAACACCACCAGTGTTAAGTCCGTTGCTATTTTGAGAACCATATCCTAAATCAAGACCAGGACCCACTCTTTGTTGTTCCCACAAAGTCACATTCGACATTTTCATAGACTCGTTCATACGGGACTGAAAGAAATCGCTATTGTTAGGTGTTCCATTCGGGAGATTCACATTTTCAGATGGATTAAATAATGGAGCAACTTCTGATTTAGAATAATTTTGACTTCCTGAACCTTGTTTTGAATCTAATATGGACTCTGTTAAATTAATATCGGCAATAGAGCCGCGTATTTTTGCGCCGTAAAATGGTTTCATATTATTATGTTTAAAATCATTACTGTTAGATTGTTGACCTGACATTAAATTAATACTTTTCGCAGGTTGTCTTAATATATTTGTTGAATTGGCAATAAAATAATTATCAGTTTGTTGATTTGGATTAGCAAAATTATTTACTGGGTCATTATTTGAGTTGTTTGTAGCTATTAGATCTACAATATTTGCATCATTATAATTAGTGTATCCTTCGTTCAACTTATTTTCTGTAAAAAATGCTCGTCTTAAATTTTTATCAGTTACATTATTTTGTGTTTGAGCGTCTTTTTTTTCTTGTTCTGATAATATATATATACTTCCTAATAATACTATAGGTATTGCTAAAGCGGCCATAGTATTTTATATAATATATTAAAAATATTATTATATATTTAATATATTAAATAACAATTCTTAAATTATTTGCTTAGTTTGCTTAGTTTGCTTAGTTTGCTTAGTTTGCTTAGTTTGCTTAATTTGTTATTCTTCGTTGAATATCAAAATTATTGTTTAATTGATAATAATCTTTTTGGACTATTCGAGAGCTAATATTATTATGAAAAGGTATGCATATATTTTCTTGTGGATCCAAGTGTAAATAATTGAAATTATTTGGAATAGATTGCTCGCTAGCAAAATGATTTATTTCTCTATATATCCATGCCGGATGTGTTGCTCGTGACTGAGCTGTTATTTCTTCATTATTTATGCTATAACTATTTTGACTATATAGTGGATTAGCATTTAAATAATCTACATAATTATTTTCACTAATACTATCTTTGTTTAATTTTCTATGCAATAAATGTAATTCACTTTCTAAATCAGTTTTGTTTTGTGATAAATTAGCACCCCATTTTTGCATGTTAATATGTGAGTCATTTATTAATATTGGTTTCTCTCCATTACCCGGAACATTTAAGCTATAATTTCCTATATTAGTAGTTTCTTCTAAATATTTTTGAATTCTACAAGGGTCATCATAAAATCGTGTAAATGCCATAGTCTAATATATTTTAATATATAAAATAATTATTAAAATAATATATTAAAATAATTATTTTATATGTACTACAACTACAATTTGCTAAAAAATTGTATTTTAGCCCATACGAGGGAAGCCTACTAAATTAGCACCTATGCCAAAACCCGCACCAGAGCGTGCTGAAACGCCCATCGATGGAATAAATGTATCTAATATGGAAAATGTTGCAGCTGCCATTAATCCAATAATTGCTATTTCGTCAAATTTTAATTGCTTTTGTGGAATAACAAAAGCAACAATAGCAACCATTAAACCTTCAATCAAATATTTTACTGCTCTTTTTATCAATTCGCTCATTGTGAAATTCATTATGTTTATATTTATAATAATAAAGAAGAAAAAAATAAAATAATTAAAAATTATTAATTCATAGTTAAAATAAATAGTTAAAATAATACTTAAAAATTATAACCTAATATAATTTATAAATGACCAATAAAAAATCTTCTAAAGTTAAAGAAAGTTCTAATTCAAATTTACCAAAAGAGAGAATACAGGAAACAGTTATTGATTTATTGGATGAAGACAGAACAATAAGCGGTCAAAAATATGTATGCTTAAGCTTTATTTCACCTGAAAATCATATAAAAAGAAAGGAACTATTTTATTTTGAAAACTATTTAAAGAACTTCGAGTTTAGAAAAACATTTGATAAATATACACAATTTCTAAATTATTTAGCATATAAATACAATTTAGATTTTAATAGTTTAACAAAAGATATGGAGGAGTTTGTAGAAGAAGAGCGAGAGAATTTATTTGTAACATCATTAGAAGATGATTATAAATCGTTCATTGATGCTAAAGAAGAGGACTTACAAAAAGAATATAGCAGTCAACATAATTTTCAAACAAACACACGCGGAATCAAAGTTAGAGGTGTATTTGGTTCTCAAGAAGAAGCAGAATTAAAGTGTAAAATGTTGCGCGAAGATGATCCAAATCACGATGTTTATATTGGACAAGTTGGTATATGGTTACCATTTCATCCTGAAGCATATAAAACAGGTAGAGTAGAATATTTAGAAAAAGATTTAAATGAACTAATGGCACAAAAGAAGAAAAATGATGAAATTTCAAAAGAGCAATTTAATGAGCGCGTAAAAGAAAGTAAGAAAAAGGCAATTCGCGAAAATATTGCTAAAGCCAAAAAAGAGGGCAATAAATTGATGCAAACAATTGATGAAAATGGTAACTTAATTAATGCGGATAGAATGGATGTTCCTGGCAAAAATTTATTGTTTGGTGACGGTTCAAATGATGATACAAGTACTGCGGAATTGCGCAAAGAGCTATTTGAGGCAGAAGATGTGCTTGTTGGAAAACAAGAAAATAACGATCATGGTATTGGAGAGATTTTAAGGCGCCAAAAAGAACGTGCTGAAAAGCTAGCCACACTTGAAGAAGATGAGCCGGTGATAGTTGAAGAGGAAGATGCTGTTGAAGATGCTAGTAAAGCTAAAACCAAAATTGATGCTGACACTGAAGAAAAAGCCTAAACCTAAGTTTTTTACATTTTAAATAACACTTTTATATAAAATGTAAATTTTTATTAGAATTTAAAATTGATTTAAAAATAATGTGTCTATATTAGAGAAACTATAAAGCAAAGCTATAATGGAAACAAGTGAAACACAAGACACAGGAAAATTCAGAACAAATAATAAAGATCAATTTTATACGCATGAAAATGTGGCAAAAATGTGTATTAACCTTATTACTAAATTGGTTCCACATACAAGCACCTATTTATGGGTAGAACCATCAGCGGGTAATGGAGCTTTTCTACATAATATACCTAGTTCATATGAAAAAATAGGACTTGATTTAGACCCTAAAGCACCCACTATAGTCAAACAAGATTACTTGAAATGGATTCCACCTCATAATAAAAATATTATTGTATTTGGTAATCCGCCATTTGGAAGACAATCGTCATTAGCAAAAGCATTTATTATAAAAAGTTGCGAGTTTGCACATACAATAGCATTTATTCTTCCTAAATCATTTATAAAACCAAGTATGTATAATGCATTTGATTTAAAATTTCATATGCTACATTCAGTCGAACTTGAAAAAAACTCTTTTGTAATAAATGGAGCAAATTATGATGTTCCATGTGTATTTCAAATATGGAATAAAAGCACTAACAATAGAAAAGTTGACCCAAAAATAAATCCAGTCGGATTTATATATGTTAAACCAAATATTCACTATGACATTGCTTTTAGACGAGTTGGTGCTAATGCTGGTAAATGTTATAAAAATGACGGGCGCACATTCAGTCCGCAATCCCACAATTTCATAAAAGTTGACGCTTCCAATGTGTGTAATATTGATAACATAGTTGAAAAAATAAATAATGTTACGTTTCCAAGCAATACGCTTGGTCCTCGTAGTCTTTCACAATCTGAGGCAAATGCTGTAATTAATGTTATTATACAATCTCTTTCTTCCGCAATATTCGACGAGAAGATGTAATACAATAAATATTGAAGTCTGTGTAATTTTATGTTTATGCCTTCTTCTTCTTTTTTCTTTTTCTTCTTTTTGTTCTTTTTGTTCGTGGACCACTGGCAACTGCTTCGCTAGCCAGTGCTTCGCTAGCCAGTGCTTCGCTAGCCACTGCATCCCTAATCAGTGCATCGTTAACCACATCATCGCTTGGTAGTGGATTTTCGTTTATTGTTTTTTGCATTAATTCTTTGTATTCATCAATTTTGTTTTTGATAGCATTATTAGGTCCAATATCATCAACAGTTAACGGGTCTTTTTCTATACGTGAGGGATCAGACGTGTTACCAAGGCTAAGCCATTTTGTTATGGTATGTTTTTCATATGCCTTCTTAGTTTGGTCGCGAATTGCTGTTGGATACATCATAACTTCATTATCAATAGCACATAAACAATTATCACAAAAATCTTCTAATTCTATTTTAGGTAGTTTATGAAATTTACATACTACAATATATTCTGCATATAACTTATCATAGTTTTTTCTAAGATTATCTGTATCAGTCTTAAGCAAGGCAAGGCGAACATCTGGTGCTGGTTGCACAATATGAGCAAACTGTGCTTCTATTTCAGCTTGACGACGCTCACGTGCAAGATAACGTGCCCTTGATGCCGCATCATATGCAACCATCTTTCCAAGTTCCCTAGTGCTATCTATAATAACAGCATTGATGGGTACAGCATATGAAATACTTCGTGTCTTAATATTGTAATAATAAGGACGCCGTTCTCTAGGGTGTATAAATATCCATGTACTAAGAGTTGTTATTGGCGCAGGAACTGCTCTTATACTTAGTGCGTTATTTCTTCTTGTTAATGATTTTAGCCTTGAGCTTAACTTTCGACTCATTATATATATATTAAATATTAAAAATATATATAAAATTATATACTTAATAATACTATTATTAAGTAATCTATTATTGGCGTCGCGTATAGCTTCGCTTATAGCCTCGCTTAGTGCCTCGCTTAGTGCCTCGCTTAGCGCTTCGCTTATATCTTCTATGTTTGCTAGTTTTAGGACCAGCAGCCATAGGATTATTAAAACTTTTAAATTCATTAGTAACTTTGTTTATATCAAAGAATTTATTATAAAACTTTATATATTCTTTTTTTGATTTAGATTTTGAGTTGTAAGCATCATACAATTCGGCTATTATTTGTACTTTATTGGTTAATAATGTCGGAACAATATCTTTAATTTGGCTAACATTTACATTATTAAATATTATGTCATCTTTGCCTTTTGCATATTCTGTATATTCATAAAAATCTGTAAGTAAATATAGCAAATATGTAATATAAATTATAGCATTTACTAAACTAGATAATCTGTTAAATATAGTAGTCTCTTCCGATTTAGTTCTTGCTATATAATTTTGTGACTCCGCATTTTGTATTGTATCTAGTTTTGTTATTATATCATCATTTGCTATAGACAATATAAATTCTTTAATCTTAGGGTTAGTTATTATATGCGTTTCAATTATATTTACTGCTTTTATTATTTTTAATAAGTATTCTTTGTCTTCTTCTCTATAACTCATTATATATATATAATAAAATATTTTAATTATAGTTAAAATTAAAATATGTTTAATGTGGATAAAAATGTTCGCTGCTAATTATGTTATTTTTTTCATAATATACTTCAACAGGAGCAATTGGTGCTTCTATATAAAAAATTAGACGCAATAAAATTAATATACATTTATTTGCTACTTCTATTTTGCTAAATTGTAAATTAGTATATTTGTTTTTTTTAAATTGTCTAATCTTATGAGCCATTAAAATAGCATATTTTATATTTATGTAACCACAATTAACAGTATTGAAATATAAATTGAACATTGAACCATTATTAAATAATTGCAACCATTGTTCTATAAAATGTGTAAAATCACGCGGACTCTCAATTGAACCACTAATAGTTACATAAACAGTTGGAAAGTTAGTATAATCGTAGGTCGCCCACATATTAATATATATATAAATATGTGTATTTTTAATATTTAGTGCATTGTAACGTAATAAACAAAATGTAATCATTATTTTCTTGAATCTATTTTTTTGATTTTTTCATCGCTAATCAAGTTGTTGACGGAAACTGGGGCCATAAGTTGATGTAGATGGCGCTGCTTCTGTAGCTATGGCTTTAGCTGTAGATGATTTTCTAGATTTGGAGAGGGCTTTAACTTTGGATTTTGTTCTGGTTTTGCTAACTAACACTGCCGGTGCGGAACGCATTCTTATAGACCCTTGTGTTTTATTAGGAACTTCGTTTTTATGAAGCTCTGTTATAATAAGCTTACAAGTAGGAACAAAATTGCGGATTGCTGAGCGAAGTGCATGGTTTGGATACAATATGTTATTATTTAATTCCAAACGTGTTTTGGGGTCTGTATTTTTTCCTCTTCTAAACCAACTTGAAATAGCACTCCAATCATATGTATGTCCTCCAGAGGTTGTAACTGGATCAACCATAATCTCGCCGGTAATAGGACATAAAAATTCATTTGGAAAGTCAATTTTTAATTTATAGAAAAGACAAAAATTAGCAAGCTCTGTTTTAAGAGATTTTAAAGTAGTCTTGTCTATGTTCTTTGTTTCTCTATATGGATTATCATTATGAGATGATTCAGAAGCCATTCTTATGTTGGACACAATGGTCTCGGCTTCCACAACTCGCTCTCTAAGACCACGATTTTCATTATTTGAATTAATAAGATCATGCCTTAATTGCTCGATAGTTTCTTCAAAACTTCTAATTTCTGATTGTGTAAGCTCATTTCCTCTAGTTATATTATATATTCTATCCATTCTATCCATTCTATCCATAGTAACCGGAATTGGACGGTTACGGTTACCATGGAGTCCGAGTCTAACTCTCCAAGCTCCTCTATCAGACATTTATATATAATAATAAATTAATTAAAACTAAAAAAGTAAAAAACTAAAAACTAAAAAACAATTTAAAAACAAAAAAACTAAAAACTAAATAAAAACACATTACCATTTAGTTTTACGCACATTAATTTTGGGACCTTTTTTCTTGTCTCTTATGTTTGGGTCATACATTTCTTCTTCATTATCAGAGTCTAAATTTTTACTAATTTCCCAAAACTCTTTTGACCCTAATTTAAACGTTTTATGATGGTCTGCTTTATACCAAAAAATTTGGTCGTGCAACTTATTTGATTTTGCATTATTGTTAATTACTAAACATTCATAATTTTCAGTGCACTGATCCATAACTTGACAAAAACTCTCAAATGTAGGAAACATACCAGCATAATTCTCATATATACGCCGCCTATTTGCTATGTATGGCTCGCGCAATATAAAAACGTAATCAATATTTGTGCGCAAATTGGGGGGAATACCTAAAGGATATTGCATAGTGATGACCAACATGATCTTCCAATGACGCCCATTCATAAATAACAATCTCATCATTTTATCTTTAGTCCAAGTTGCATCAAACAAACAGTCATCCAAAATTACAAAGGCTCGAGGGTCTATATTAGATTTTTTATAAACCTCTACTTCTTTTCTTATTTGTTTCATCACCGTTTTTTGCCGCTTTAAAATGTTTTCAACAATAGCTGTATTATATTCATCGTGAATAAATAGTTTAGGAACATGTTCGGCATAAAATCCGTTTCCAGCTTCTGTTCCACTAATAACAGTTCCAATTGGAATATCTTGATGATAATAAAGTAAATCGCGAACCAAATAAGATTTACCTGTGTCGCGCCGCCCTATTAACACTATTACTGGCCCTTTATTTTCATCTGGCCTAAAACTAATGGATTTTATATCAAATTTTTTCAATTCTAATGTCATTGCTAACTACTTATTTAATAAGTATATTAAATATACTTATATTTAAACTTAATACAAATATTTAAACACTATATATTTAAACACTTTATATTAAACTATTGTATTATATATTAAACTATTGTATTATATATTAAACTATTGTGTTATATATTAAAAAAATTATTATAATTAATAAATTAAATGGAGTTAAACTATAGAAAAAATAATAACAAGGAGCTTTTTGAGGCAATTAACAAAGAAGAGTTTTTTGATTTAGAAAAAGCTCAAAATTATATTCCATTATATGAACAATATTTTAATTTAAATAGCACTAATTATAATTCAATTAATTTAAACAATAAATTACAACTTGACTCTATTTTGGAAAAAGAGAGCTATAATAAATTTGTAGGAACAGTTTTAGATAATAGCAATAATAAACATACTAAAAAAATTTATGTGAAATTCAGCCCATTAGTTGATCCAGTCAAATATATGCTTGGTAAATACGATAATAGTTACAATATATTAGAACTACCCAAATTTAGTGATACAACTAATTCATCTAGTACTGATGTAGACTATAATAGTCAATATAAGAAACTTGCTGATCCAAATAATTCAGCATATATTGATGGATTTTTTTCCTTTTTATCAAGTTGCCTACTAAACGACTATAATTTTTATAATGGAATAAATTATTATGGTGGATTTTTAGGAATAAAAAACAAATATAAATTGGATGTATCGGAAGACATAGAATATTTAGCTGAGTCAGATCATTTTCATAATCATAGAAATAGTCTCTTCTTTTTAGAAGATAATGACAAAGTCAATTATTTTTTCAACAATACAAAAAAAAACAAAAAAACATTATTATTAAATATTAGTAATCCATTATCAATTGAAGATTTGGATTTATGTATTATTTCTAATGAGCAACCTATTTGTAAAAACGACGGTACAAGCATAAATGAAACAAGCACTAGTGTGAATGTAAGCATAAATGAAACAAGCATAAATGAAACAAGCATAAATGAAACAAGCATAAATGAAACTGTGAATGAGCTAACGAATTATGATGACACACTAACTAATAGCTGTAGTTTGACATATGAAAATCTTAATATTATAGAAAAACAGTCTCATAAATCAAGTAATATTAATACAAGTGTTAATGAAACAAGTAAGTCTGGACTAACTTGTTCTTCGCGTTCGTCTAATACAGGGTCTTCAAGTGCTAGCAATAAAACAAGTTCAACAAATAGCAATAACACAAGTAGTGGCTCTGAAAGTGGTAGTGGAACAGATAGCTCAGATTCAAATTCACTATGTGACAATATTAATTGTACTATTTCAAAATTTCCAGTTAAAATGATTGTATTAGAATGTTGCGAAGACACATTAGATTCATATATTTTAAGTAAAAAAATAAGCGATGCTGAATGGGAGTCAATTGTTTTACAAATTTTATTTACACTAATTACATATCAAAAAGTATTTCACTTTACTCATAATGATTTACATACTAACAATATTGTATATGTGTTTACGGATAAAAAGTATTTATATTATAAATATAACAATATTCATTATAAAGTGCCAACATTTGGCAAAATATACAAAATAATAGACTTTGGTCGAGCAATTTATAAATTTAAAAATAAGTTTATATGTAGTGATAGTTATTCGGAAGATGGTGATGCCAGCACACAATATAATTGCGAGCCATATTTTAATGAAAATAAGCCTCGTATAGACCCAAATTATAGTTTTGACTTATGTAGATTAGGGTGTAGTTTATTTGATTATTTTATTGAAGATTTAGATAACATTAAAAAAGTAAAGTCTTCTATTAAAAAAATTATAATAGAATGGGTATTTGATGATAAAAATAAAAATATATTGTATAAAAATGACGGCTCAGAGAGATATCCCGACTTTAAGCTATATAAAATGATAGCGCGCATAGTTCATAAACATACACCGCAAAATGTGTTGAAAAATCCATTATTTGAAAAATATCAAATTGCGAAGAAAAAAATAAATAATACAAGTGCGCTTTTTAATATTGATAGCTTAGAACCAATGATATAAACAATAACGCTTTACCTTAACTCATACATTTACTAATATTATTAGATAAACGAATTTTGGTATTTTTCAACAATCGTTTGCTATTAGCAATTTTTTCTGTTAATTTTTTTTCATATTTTTCATATAATTTTTGTTTGCTATTTAAACTAGCTTTTGTTTCATTGCTATAAAATAAATCTAATAAACTTTTAATTTCTGTTAACTCACAAACCAATAATTCTAAATGAACTTGTTGATATAATTTTAATTCGCTATTATTATATACTTTAATTTCATTTTTAGAAAAATTCATATTATTATTATTACTAACAATAATAATATTAAAATAATCAATTTTTATTTATTTTCTTTAAGTCCTTTTTTTATAATATATGATGCGCGGCTTTAAGTCCTTTTTTTATAATATATGATGCGCGGCTTTAAGTCCTTTTTTTATAATATATGATGTGCGGCTTTAAGTCCTTTTTTTATAATATATGATGTGCGGCTTTAAGTCCTTTTTTTATAATATATGATGTGCGGCTTTAAGTCCTTTTTTTATAATATATGATGCGGTACTACCTATTTCTATTAATAATATATTTAACACGTTTCATAACTGTCGAGTTTTGAGAACCGGATGTATAATTATCTGGTAACCCCGGTTTATATTCAACTTTAGGATAACAACAATGTGTAATAATTGGTTTTTCTTCTTCAACTGCATTTACTATTAGTGTTCTATATTGATTAGTAATAAGATTTGTTACGGTGCTTGGATTACTTATATAAATTAAAGTATATGTTCCAACATCTAAAAGTATTTTACTAATGTTAGCCAATTCTTGGCCGCCTTGAGTTGTATAATTGAAGTAATCTATAAATTTATTATTAATTACATCATAAGTAGAGTGTATATTACGTTGATCATAAATATTATTTGTAATCTTGATACGTGATAAATCATAAATATTTATAACACTAATACCCAATATTGAGCTACTATAAAAATCATCAAATTCATCTTTCATAATATACGATTCTAAATATGAATTAGATAATGCTAAACGAGGATCAATTATTGTTATTAATTTTGTAAGATCGTCTTTAAGTCTGGCAATAGTTATATTTTCATCTACTGTGACTGGAGGAGGAAGACTAGTATTACTTAATTTTTGATATTCAAGTTCATTAGCTTTATAATAATAAAATTTTGGATCATCTTTTGACTTATTAATAATTAATTTACGAATAATAGTATTAATATTATTTGCATTATCTTTTACAATATATGAAATATCAATAAATAGTGCAGAAGTAGTTATGAAGTTTGTATTCTTTATTTCCGGCAACTCAATTGATACCAAAGAATTCTGTATATTATTACTTGAAAGAGCATTTGTTATGTCTATATAATAACTATAATTTGTATTACTAATAGTTAAATCATGACTTTGATGTATATCAATATAACTTACATCTCGTATTAAGTTTGTTATCACATTAGTGATAGAACCACTAACTAAGTCATTTTGATTAAAACTAAAATCATGATTTGCAAATGTTAAGACTGGTGGTGTTAAATCGGGTATAATAATATCTAATAATATTGTGGAAATATCAATGAAATTAAAAAAGTATGACCTATATTTAATATTAATCTGAATATTAATGCTATTTGATAGCTTACTATGTATTAATAGTTGCGAACCACTAAGTTGAAAGGTCTTATTAATATAATTAATTCTATTTGGAGATACTTCAAATGCCTCATATATATCTACTAGTGGGTTTAGGTAATTTCTAAATAATTTATTTTTGTCAATAAATTGGGTAAAAGTGGTTACACCGGGTAATTGTGATTGTAA